ATCTTCTGTCCACTCTTCACCCATTAATTGTTGGTGATCTCCTATATCTCCTACTAATGCAAGTATTTGGTTGTATGGTTCAAAGGCATCATAGTTAACCCAGACGTCACCAATTTTTATAGTTCTTGGTTTCCATCCCATGTCCATCCATGCTTGTCTTTGCTTTCTATCTGTAGGTCCATTACCATGTAAGTTACCACTAAGATATGCCATAGATGCCATACTTATAGCTGCTGTACCCATAGCTAATCTTCCGTTTTGGATAGCTTTAGCATTAATTAAATCTTGCTGAGTATGAATACCATACGCTTGTAACTCTGGCGTAGGTGTTTTTGCTTTAGCTATTTGGTTAAACTCGTCAACTAAGAAGTTAAATCCGGGAGTATGCTTTGCTGTTAAGTTTAGACCATTAATACCAGTTCTTGCAAATAGGAAGAAAGGTCTAGCCCATGGAGCATCATCAAATGCTTTAGCTAAGTTTTTACCAAATCCTGTTAGTGGAGCTGTAAGTGTAGCTTCTTGTCTACTGTACTCAGCCATAGCATCTGTAACCATACCGTTTTCATCAAAGATTTCTCTGTTAAAGTTATCTTCCATGTCACGGAAAAACTTAGCATCAAAATTTGCAAAGTTCTTGTTACCCATTTTTTCAGCAGTAGCTAAAAATGCTTTCTCTCTAGCTCTTGCTCTACCAATCATTAAGTTAAAAGCATCGTCAGTAGCAGCCATAATCTTAGTAGAATATGTAAGAAGACTACTATCATTTAAACCTCTAATCATATTAGCGGTACGATACAATATCTTATCTGTTGTATTGCCTCTTGTTTCTGCCCAGTGTCCGTAGAACTGCCATTGGTCGTCTAGTTTATTTCTTTCTATATATCTAGTTTTAATAGTAGAAAGATCACCAGCCCAGTAACTATTTAGTCTTTTTTTAAAGAATGTAAAAGATTCTGGAATTGTTTGTACTAAAGCATTTAGTGAAGCTAAACCAGCTCTGGAAGTAACAAAGTCACCACCCATTGCACCACCAATAGCCATAGCCATAGGTCTAGTAAATGTTGCACTACCTGTACCCATGATTGCTCGGATTGGTGTTTTAGGACCAGATAAGACACTATGAGTAAACATAGTACCAAACTCTCTTAAGAATGCACCGGTTAGTTTTTTATCACCTTTAAAAGTACCGCCTCTCATTTTCTTACGCATAAATACGTCAAGGTCATCGAGGGTATGTACTCCATCAGCCATAGAGATTCCTTCAAATAAAATCTTAAACAAGTCGTCTCCGCCTTCTTCACCAGTTAAATCTAAAGCCATACGGAAAGCGTCAATACTTTGTTGTACTGCCTTTTCATTAGCTTCTCTAGCAGCTTGCTTACTTGCTGCTACAGCTTTCTTAAACTGAGCATAAGTTTTAAAGTCACCAGATACTTGTCTACCTTTTTTAACATCTTTTATTCTTCCAAGACCAAAGTCTGAAAGTTGTTGTGATACTTCAGCACTTGCTTCTTTTCTTAATTTTAAACCAGCAATTAATTTTTTTACAAGTTGGTGTGCTGGACCATCTATATCTTTAATATCTGTAATATCTGCTAACTCTCTACCAGTGACTCCTAATGCTTGTATGTCATTGAATAAAGAAACATTAACCATATCTAATGCTTTTATATATTCAGGTCTTACATACTCACCTATAGTCATCTGTCTAACTTTACCAGTTTTAGGGTCTTTAAAAGCTGCCTTAAGTTGTGTTCTGTCTCTAGTAATTCTTTCAAAAAACTCTTTGTCAGATATTTCACTTGTAGCTCTACCTTCGTAAATTTCTCTAAAAACAGTTAAGTTTTCTGCAACTACATCTTGTAGCTTTTTACCTTGTTGTTTAGCAGTAGCTTCTAATTGAGTAACATATTTCTGGGTTCTAAAGTTACCCATAATTTTCTTCATTGTATCTACTGCTGTATCCGTTCCAACAGCTAATTTTTCTATTAGCGTGTTAGATGTCATAGAACCTACATGACCATCTTCACTACCCCAGTTATTTTTCTTTGCCTGTATACCTTTATCAACATCAGCAGCACTATGGCTAGATGTAGAGTTACCTAAGTGTCTATCACCAATAGGTTCATTCTTTGGAAAACGTACTCCGGGTTGTTTTAATTGTTCTGCAACTTCTTCTCTTTTTTGTGCTTCTACGCTATCTCTTCTTGACTGTGTATATTCAGCAAACCTACTTCTTAAATCATCAAGGTCTGTATCTAATACTTCTCTAACTTTTTGACCAGCTACATTTAATTCTGCTGGGTCTGTTGCAATCATGTCATCTCTGAATGCTCGCAAATCATCACCAATTTCTTTTCCTGCTTTACCTAGCTTTCCACCAAGTGTAACTCCAGCATCAGCTACAGTTTTTGCAGTTTCTTTAACTACTGGTGCAGCAGCATCTACTCCTGCTTTACCGGCAGCTATACCTTTTAGTCCTAGTTTCCTAGCTACAGGAAGCATCTTAAATAAAGTAGCATCAAACACAGCACCTATACCCATGCCTTCTACAATGTGCTTTAACTTTCTCATTACAGGTGAGTCTGCTTCACCTGTAGCAAGTGGTGTATCAAGCCATGGATAATGTTGTTTTAAAGTTCCTGTTAAGTTATCTTGGTTTTCGTTTTTAGCAAAGGTGTCATATCGTAAACCAATAAGAGCACCGTCTTTCATAGTCTGAGCTAAAGTAGTAGCAGCTTGTACACCTTTTTGTTTTCCAGATAGTACTGCTGCTGCTTTAGTTCCAAGACCTATAGCTCTTCCTGCTCCACCAGTTGCAGCGATAGTACCACCAACTTCTGTTACAGCAGCTACAGTTGCACCCCACCATGTTTTAGTGGTAAGAGGGTCGCCGTCACCATACATGAATTGGTCCCATTCAGTCTGGTAACCTTCTTCGGATTTCATCTCCTCTGCCATCTCTCCATTGAACATGTCAATGACTCTTTCTGGCATGGTGATAATATTACTAGCAACGTTTCTACCTCCTACAACAAGACCAACTCCTGTATCTTTTACATAGTCGCCTGCTGTAAGACCTTCTTTAGGTTCGACAGTATTAGCTTCTTGAGCTACTACTTGTTGTTCTTCTTCAAGATTTTTATTGATGCCGTTTTCTATATCGGCAGCTTGTTGATTTAGACCTACACCAGAAATGCCTATTTCTAGTGTGGGGTCGAAGTTGTTTTCTTCATTCATTTGTTACCTCGGTAATATTAGCTGTAGGGACAGCCAATAAACCGCAGTTACTGGTCTTGTCTGACTAGAGCTTTTTTATTAAAAATGGATGTTTTTAGTGTACCACGTTCACGTTCAGCTTCTTTTCTAGCTTTTATAACCTGTTGACGTAGTAAAGGGTCTTTTGGTAAAGGAAGTTTATATTCTATTGTGTTTGGATTAAACACTCCAATAGTAGATTTTCTTTCTAAATATAAATCTATTTGCTCTCCATGCTTTTTCTGCATTTGCTCTAACGCTTCAAAAATCCTAGCTCTTGTTATACGTGAGCGAGTAGGATATTTATAAACAAGTTCTTTTACTTCTGCACTATGCTCTTCTTTTTCTTCTTCTTGTTTTACTTCTTCACCTGATACATATTGTAGTTGTGAGTTAGCTAAGTCAACAGGATTAACTCCCATTCTCATTGCTAAGTCTTTGTAATAGTCTGGTATATCAGATGATTGTTTTAGAGGTGTCTTACCCCAAGCAATTAATTCTTTTTGTGATGCCTGAGTAGCACTAACTTTTTTCTTTTTCCAGTTACCACTAGCAGATTGTGTCATACCATTCTGTATTAATCTACTATAAGAACCATCACCAACTTCAGTGTCAAAATTTTGTAATCTTAAAACTTCAGTAGGATTATTTATAATAGTCTCTACAGCAGCTATGCCAGCTTTAAATCCATCTTCCGGTTGACCTATAATTTTACCATCGCGTACAGTAGCTTTTGCGTAGGCTTCATTAAATGCTTGTTCTAAATTACCATATAATGTTAACCACTCAGGAGATTTAGTATCTGTTTCTCCAAATGATTCTTCTGTACCTCTATTAGTATATCCACGTAAATACTGTGCTGCTAACTTATGGTCACTGGAACCGGGAACCATAGCTCCACTAGATATAATCTTATCTTTATGTTTGTTGTACATTTCTGTACTAAGATTCTTAGCTTCAAAATCATACACACCACCTTGGTAGCGGATTGATTTCTCTATCATATCTTCGGCTTGCCAGTCTTCCATATGTCCACGCAAAGCATCAGCTATTTCGTTAGGAACATAACCATCATATTTCTGCCTGTAGACATCCATCATTATTGCCTTTTCTTCGTTAGTAGTAGGCTTAGATTTAATCATTTCTACATCAGCAGCAATATCTGCTTCTCTTTTATTATCTCTAGCTTGTACACCTTTTTCATTAGCTGCTGCTAATTCACTTGTTAAACCAGACCATTCTTTCCAAGAACCCATAGTTTTAATAGAACCATCACGAGCTGTTATTTCGTGATTAACTATAGACATAGCTTGTGGATAAGTTATTATATCTTGCTCTACTAAGCTAACTAAGTTTTCTGCAAATGCTCTTCTACCAGCACCTATAGTTGTTCTGTTTCTAGCTGCATATCTAGCAGCCCAGTCATGTGCTAGTTGATGTCCATCATCAGGGTTTGCAGTAACAAAACCAGACTGTATCATTCTACTGTCAGAAGCTGCTACCTCTGTTTGGTAATTAGCTTCTCTTTCTACAGCTTGTTTTTTACGTCTAGCTTCGTCAAACTTATCTATCTCAGGTTTAACAATAGTAGCTACCATTGCTGGATTTAATCCTGCAAACTGTTTAGCATACTCAAATTTAATCTTTGCATCTAAAGCTGATTGTTCTTGTAATGATAGGTTATCCATATGCCCAACAGTCGCTGGTTGACCATCTCTAATAACATCTATCTTAGTTGTTTCGTAAGCATTATATACATACTGATCGTAGTCTTTAGCTTTCTGCATAGCATATTGCTCTGCAACCATATACCTTTCCCACCCAGACATCTTACGAAATTCTTGAGCGGTGATACTGTCAGTGGTTTCTATCTTAGCTGCAAACTCTTGTAGAGCTATATCATCTTCAAATAGTATTTCTTTGTCGCCTCTGAACTGTGCTTCCAGCTCTGGACTTACACCTCTAGTAAGAACATCTAAAGCTATTTCTGCTTCTCTATCTTGTCTATATTTTTCTTGTTTCTTTTTTATAAGATTACCGAAAGTAGAAGAAAGATCAGCTAAGCCTTCGTACATTTTTTGATCGTTTCTTAGCTTATCTTCATTAACCTGTTTTAATGAGTTAAAGTATCTCTCTTCACTTTCTTGAATTTGTCTGTCAGATTTTTCTTGTTCGGGAATGATGTCCACGATTTCTTCAGGGTTCACTGACTGACCTGTAATATTAAATTGTGGAATCATAGTTAATAAGTCTGAAATGTTCTAATTTGATGACCAAAGGTAGGGTCTGTAACATAACTATAGCTTTGTCCCATTGACATTCCAGTACCTGATTGAGAAACAAAGTCTGGTGTTTGTCCGGGACCCATAGTTCTAGCTTGTGCACCTTCTAAACCAGCACCTAATGCTTGACCCATACCTAACATAAGTGTCATACCTACATTTCCCATAACTGGTGGCGGTTCTGCAAAGTCTGGAATAGGTGCTACTGCTACTTTACTAAACGCCTTGTTAAGTGTACCTTTCAGTTGTCTATTAGTATCAGCCATAACTTCTTTAGCATCAAATCTAGCAGTAGTTAAAGCTCTAGACCGCATAGCTTGACTCAGACCAAATTGACCTTGATTCATAACTAACTGTCTTCTAACTGATGCGCCTCTGACACCACGTTCAGCAGCAGAGGCTTCTATCACACCTTCGTTAGATAACATCTTTTTAAAGTCTGCTTCATTCTGTAAGATAGCTGATGCTCTAGCTCTATTTAATTGTATATTTGTTCTTGTATAAGCACGTTGAGCTGCTATATTTGCTAGGTCAACTTCTTGTGCAAATTGAACTTGTTTACTTTGATATGTAGACCTTGTTTGCATCCACTTACGTTCTCGAATTTTCATTCGATGTTCGTACTGTCTACGTTTTTCTTTGTTCTGTTGGGCTACACCCATTGCGTTCCCAACCGCTCCTACGGCTGGACCTATTGCTGCTACGTCGCACACGGCAAAACTCGATAAAGGATAAATTATTTGGTCCGTAGGTTAATCTTCTAAGAAATTTAAAACCTAAGAACTTGAGTAACTTTAAATGGACCTTGTTTCTTTCGTCAACAATATTCCACAGTAACTCTTCTGGTCTGGATTCAATATACCTTTTTGCTTCTCTAGCAAAGGTATGGGGATAGTCATAGATTGCTGGGGTGCATAACATCCAGATTTGTCCACCTTTGTGAACGCCTGCCATGCCTGCCAGCTCTCCGTTGGGTACCTCGAAATAAACTGAGTCGCAGTTATGAAACCCTACGACTAACGAGTTTAAAGGGTCATGTCCATGACCTTCTGTAACCTCCCTATAATCAGCAGGGAGTAAATTAGAAGCCACACGAAGTGCAGCTTCCAATGTTGCTGGGTAGATGTATTTAGACACGTTGATAAAAATTATTATTATAAACGCCTTCCCATGTTAACGTATGAAAGTTAGCAGGAGCAGGGTGGGTTGATTTAATTACTAAAGTAGTATTTATATTTCTGTCATATACAGGTACTGTTCTTAATATATTATCATCAAACACACCTGTACTGTTTGCTAAGACTTGGTTAGCTGGGGTTACCTCAAATAGTTCTGTATAGTCTGGTCTACCTATTCTAGATAGTGTAGTTTCATATATACCTATAGGTCCAAATCCAAGTTTAATTCTATGTAATATAGTATTAGCTCTAGTGTCAGCTCTAAAATTTTCTCCAGTTTTAGTTACATAGTAGATAGTTGGTACAGTGACTGACATAGTATATAGATAACCTATATAAAAATCTTGTCCTGTCCAGTCTCCGTTTATTTCTAAATTACTACCATTAACTGTTACTTCTGCATAGTTACCAATCTTTAATGCTGGGTTAGCAGGGTCGTCTATATCATATGCTGCTATCTGTCCTGTGCCATTTAAACCACTTGGTTTTGGAAATGTAGTTTTACCACCACTATAAGCACTAGCTGCTAGAGATGATACTGGCATTAAGTAATCCAGATGCACTCTGTCATTATTTAAAGCAACAGTATTAGTATCCATTCTTATAGCAAACTTTAACAACTCACGCTGTGAACCATTCTGTATTACTACAAACAGAGCATCGTCTTGCATACAATGATATTTAATAGTTCCCGGTAAAGTCCACCTAAACCAAGAAGCTAGTTTTCTTTCAGTAATTTGGTCAAAATATCTGTAACCATATAATGTTGACTGATCGTCTTCACTAAATAATATAATAGAGTTTTCTCTAGAGTTACTAATTAAAGCTAAATCATTCTCAAATAACTTAGATACAACCGCACTCTGTTCTATAACTTGTGGTTCACCTTCTCTCTGTACCTGTGCCATTTCAAAGAATCTAGAATGCTTACCAGCATTATCTAAGAAACCAACCGTAGTACCAAGAGAAATAGGATTAGTTTTAAAATTAAAATTATAGGTAGAAAGCGCATTGATTTTAGCAGTTGTAGGACTAAAGACATCACTATCAGTTGTTAACATAAACTGCTGGTTTTTAGAAAATAATAATAAACCAGTATTTACTTGTATACCATCATAAATAATAGCAGGGTATTCTGAACTAGCTGCTATATCTATTGGGTCACTAGCTATAAGTTGTATAGCTGACTTAGCAAAGAAATTAGTAAAGTCTCCCGGACGAGACATTACTATAAATTCATCAGCAAGTATTGCAAATCTATTTCTGAAGAACAACATCTTGCTAACTTCTTTACCTATAAATGAAGGTTCAGGATTAGTTACTTCATCACCAACTAAAGCGTCATCCCACTGTGGAACTGAATATTGTTTTCCTGCAATGGTGTAGTTAGAACCATCTAACTCTGTCAATCTAAAATTACCGTCAGCAGTTCTTATAAGAAGCACTGGCATAGTTGACCTTTTTAGTCTTATCTTTCTTCCGGGCTTAGCACATTCTTCCCATGTACCCTCACCATCTTTGTCATTATTACCAAAGAATTTAACAAAATAATTGTCCTCTTCCGCAGCACTGTTAACTACTTCTACAACCATCCCGTGCTTGCACTGAGAGGGTAAATCACCTACATCGTTAACTTTACCAGCAACAACATTTAACAGCTCTCCTACGGGCGTAGAGGCGTTGAATACGCTAGTTCTC